GTCTTTTACTGTTTTCTTTTTAGGTATAAGTACCCCTTCATCTAAACTACCCCTATTTATATATAACCTTACATTAGAAAACCCTTTTTGGTTTTTTATCCATTTTTTATATCTATCTCTTTCTAATTCATTAGAAAAATTTTTATATAAATGTTTTTCTTTACCATAAAATTTATATTTAACTAAATACCTCATATATGTTTTGCTTTTAAGATTGTCCAAATCTCCCAAAATCAAACCACAAAAACAAATTTAATTAAATAAAGTTTTTAACAAGTTATTATTTTTTCCAATTTTTAGTAATCTTTTCAGCACTACGCATACCGAAATACCCACCATAAACCAATAATAACAGTGAAGAAAGTAGGTCTATCCAGTTTGTGTCTATTTTAAAGCCCTCTAAGGAGCTATCTAATATAATGTAAATAAATAGGGTTGCAGTTAAAAAGGCAAGCGTTAAAGGTCTTATATTACGTGTTAAATAACTATCTGTTTGGTTGTCGCTTACCCAACGCTTTGTAGTTTCCTGCATTTCTAACATATCGTATTTAAGTTCTTCTAGTAGAAGTTCCTTATCCGCTTCTGTTAGTTGAGTGCTACCCTCTATTTGTTTGCTTAATTCCTTTAGGCTTTCAATTCCTGTTATGCTACCTGCAGCATCTAATATACTAGGTGCTATGTTTTTACCTTGTTTTACTAACCAACGTAAAGCATCACCAACCCTAGTTGTTCCGTTTCGTTCTTTATAACTTTTTTTAGGCATAATTTATTTATTTGAATAGTCCCACCTAGCACGTGTCTTGCGTATATCGTAATGTACAAACGTATCATAAAGACCTAAACCTCCTTGTAGCATTACACCAAAATCTATTAAATCTTCTATAATAGCAAACACCTCAATAGGTTTTAAACTTTGAATTGTAATATCTGCTGCTTTGCCTAATAAGTGTTGGCTTCGTGAACTTCCGTTACATTTAGCATTGTGTTTAGGACATCTATAAGCACTATTTATTTTTATAGGTCTACCTAAATAATCTCTAAGCGTTTGTAATTGCCCTGTTAATTTTATTACGTTTTCGTAAACCTCTAAAGGCATTTCACACCCACACTTACACTCAAATTCACGTCTTTTAAAGTTCTTTGTCATTTGACTTTTTCTTGTGTGTTTCGTATATCTTCTGAAACGTATATACAATAGAAGCTAATAAAAGTATAATCTTTAGACTATTCTCTACAGCAGTAAAACTTATCCCTAAAGAGATAGCATTAAAAAAAGCTAACCTTAAATCTTGTACACTCATAACATAAGTTTCTTTAAAAAGTTATTCCATTTAGCTACTAACCAAAATGTAAAATGCTCTAACTTATCCGCTATGTATCTAAGTCCTCTAATCATAATTTGAATTTTTGATAGTCTACACCATAAAAACTATGCACTCCGTTACCATCTGCAATAGCAACCGCACTCGACTTCCAACCATAAGGGTGGTCTGCTTTTATTACATTGCCATCTTCGTCAATAGTATCTTGTAACTTCCACGCTACATCAACGTGGTATTTGTCGCTTAATACAGGTGCTTTAATTTCGTTACCCTCTTCGTCATATTCTCCTTGCTCTAAAACAATATGTCCGAGTTTTACAATAGCGTGTCCGTGTGTTGGGTACTCGTTTCCATTTTCGTCTGTTTCTACTCCTAAAGCTTTTATTTTAGCTTCAGCAGTTTTTTGGTCTTTAAATTCGTATTTTCCTATGTACATTTTATATAGTTGTTAATTTTTGTAATTCTGTATCACTCAATGCTTCTTTAAATACTGCAACGCATTTGCATTTGCCCTCAAATTTTTCATTTCCATCACCTCTATCAAAATTTAAAACTGTTAATGTTCCAAATGAAAAAGGAGTAAAAGATGTTACGCTACCTAATTTCACTCCATTATGCCAAAAGGAACAATCATCAAGTTTATATTTAAAAGCAATTTTTGAACTTTCGGTTATATTTGAAACAGTAAAAGGTTGATATATTGGCGTTGTATAACTTGGTGATGTTTTAAATACTATTTGATTTGTGTTTGTAGAATATTGTATAATTATATTATTAGAATAAGCTCCACTTGAAATAGATATTGATTTAGAGCCATCATTATTGTCAATTAAAGAAGATATCTCCGCATATAGCACACCCTCTGTTGAGTTTATTAAGTCGCTACTGCCACTATTGTTACAGACATCTGCTAAACGAGTGGTAGTACTTCCGTTTGTTGGTATGTAGGATGTAGCGTATGATAGTGCCTCTGCTTGTGCGCCCCATATAATAACTTCTGTTAAAGGATTAGCTTCTGCAAACCTAAAATCTACTCCATAAAAATTTGGCTCTCCTGTTGCAGTTGTAGTGCCATTCACTTCAAATCTTTGCCATTGTGGTGTTATAGTAAAATTATTATTTGTGTTTTGACCATAACTACATAAATTTACAGTACCACTACCACTAACTGTTCTTGCATAAATAGTTCTTGTATCTGTTCCTGTTAAACTTAATCCACTTAAAACAAGATAAGATTGAGAGCCTGTGGAAGTTATTTTTATTGCATTATTACTTCCATCGGGTGCTAAAAATCCTGTTTGTGTTGTTACTTCATTAGCATTCCACTGACTAAAATCTTCTGAATACGTTACAAGATTTGTACTCTGTGGCTCAAGCAAAAGACTACCCTCTCCGCTATAAGGTACTACTTCTCCATCCTCATAATCAAAGTTAGTATAATTTATTCTCGGCAAGTCTGTATCGTCTGTTATTTCTACTACTGATATGTTGTCTATTGTTAAATCCGCATCTGTTGTTGGCTTTAAAAATAAATCTGTATTTGTGGCAATAAAATCTTCTGTTTTTGTACCTACTGTGCTATAACTTGTAGGACTACTTTGCGATATGTTTTCAATACTTCCTGATGCTATTGATACAATATCAAATGTTAATCTATATTTACTACTTACAGTTAAAACATTTTCTTGGTATATTGTTCTATATGCACTTACAGTACCGCTATAAACTGCAACACCATCTCCCATATTCCAACCATTCTGAAATAACCAATTCTGCCCTACTTCCTTAACAGATACGTTGTCTATTGAGAAAGCAGAACCACTTGTATTTCTACCATATATTAATAAATCACTACCATTAGCTGATGCAGTTGTGTATAATGAATAACTACCTACGCTATAAGTATTAAGACTAATAAGACTACCACCGTTTGAATTTATGTACATATAGGCAGTTCCTGAAGTTATTTCAAAATTAATTCGATAAGTTTTTCCTGATACAAAACCCCCACTTAATAAAGTTTGTCTTATATATTTAGCATCCGAAGTAAAATCATAATTAGCTACTCCACCACTAATAGACCAACCTGTTTGTTTAGTCCAATCAGTATCACTATCAAACCCACCATTTGTAACAAGTTCACTTCCTATCTGCTCAAAGTCTCCGTTCTGTATTAATTCTCCGCTTAATAACTGTACATCTTGTACTAAACCTAATTCGTTAACTCTTGTCGCACTTGACCCTCTTGTAAAGTCAAAGTCTGCGTCTATTACTTCTTTTACACTTACATTGTCTATTGAAGCGTTTGTTCCACTTAATGGATTTATTCTTAAAAGACCATCAGTGGTTGGTTGCCCATAATAAGTATAAACACCTGTTGAAGTAAAATAATCACTAAAATTTACACCAATGCCAATTCTTAAACTGCCACTTGTTATTTCTGTTATTTCAAATGTAGCTTTATATATTTTTGACGTATCTAAAATATCTTGATATATGCTCCCTGTTGTTGAATTTGTTGCAGTAGCCTTACCATTAGCAATACTCCAAGAACTTCCATAACTCCAACCGCTATCGGTTGAAAAATCACCATTTGTAATTAACTCATTACCTAAAGATTGAACAGGTTTAACACTATTCAATACGCCATCTTCATAAGCAGTAGGGGTTAGAATAATACTCGGCTTTGTGCCTACTCCGTTTAATAGTTGGTCTGTTACCCACGAGTTCTCGTACTCACTTGCTCTTTTATATAACTCATTTGTTAAGTCAGCGTTTAAGTAAACGTTTCCCCATTGTTCGTTAGGGTTTCCCCATTCGCTTCTATGATATATTTCTTGTGCCATATTAAGTTGTTAATTCTATTGCTTCTGCTTCTGTTAATACTCTATCGTAAACTCTTGTATCGTGAATTTTACCCTCCATAAAATTATCTGTTAAATTAGGGTTTGAAAAAGTTAATTTATCCAATCCTGTTGGTACATCGCCAAGTAAGTCAGTATGTACTAAACTACCATTGACATAAAATTTAAACTCATCTTTTTTAAACGTAATAGCTAATTTATTTCTTATATCAAATGTTAAAGGGTTAAAATCACTAAATACAGGTGTACCTCCCCCTGTAACAGTTAAAGCCCTAACACTTGTTCCTGTACCTTGATATTGAATTGTATGTCTATTACTTGCAGTACCATCACTTAATTGTATTTCCATACCACCGCCACTTTTAAATGGTGTTGCATCTACAAACAAAGTACCCTCTGTAATATCAAATAAATTACTATCTTCAGCTAAAATTTCATCTTTTAATCTTGTTACTGTACTTGCTTCTGTTTTTATATAGCTTGAGGCATAATCGCCTTGTTCTACTTGAGCACCCCATAAATAGTATTGGTCGCCATTAAAATCAATTAAACCATAACCAATGTTTTTACTTCCTGTTGCCGATGACAAAGTTAAAGTTCCACTACACCTCAACCAACCATTTCCATAATCTTCTATTTTAGCACTTGTAAAATCGCCTGTTGGTGTATATATAGTTTTATTGATTAAATCAAAATATGCAGTTCCAACACCACCAAAAACGTTAATAGCAAAAGAAGAAATATTTATAATAGGTTTTACGAAAATTGATATTGTATATGTATTGCCATTCGTTAAAGATATGCCGTCATAAACATAAGAAGTTCCTGTTCCATCGCCTGTTATTTTGTCGGCAGTTAATTCCCCATTAGGCGAAATTGTATCATTGGCGGTTATTGTTGTTCTTGATTTTACCCAAACTCCATTATCAAACTCTTCTGAATACACTTGTAGGTTTGTTCGTTGTGGCTCAAGTTTCAAGCTTGGACAGTTGCTATTTAACCAATCTAATCTCGGTACATCATTTGTAACCTCTTCAATTAGTCCATCTTTGCGTACTCGTGTACCCTCACTTGCTCTATCAAAGTCAAAATCTCCTGTAGCATCATTAGGCAAAATAGAATATACTTTACCGCTTTTATATCCGCTTGGTATTAGTGCTAATTTAGGGTTACTCATTATCTTTCCATTTTTGATAGCATATTGCTATGGCTTGGTCTTTTTTATACTCTTTGCTTATTTGTGCTACACACCTCATCATAAAATCGCTTTGCTTCTCGTTCGCTTTTGGTTTTGGTATCGGCATCAATATATTTTTTTAGTTTGTTAAGGTTTGTTTGTTTTACTTTATATCGCATAATATATAATTAAAGCACCCACCCTCGATACGTCGTATCACTATCAGGGCTTATATCCTCGTTTGTATTGCTTAAATACTCTGGGAATAAGTTATTGTTAAAACACAAATAATCTACTAAGCGTGTACTATAATAGTTAGCGTATTCCCTTGCCTTAGATACTAAATAATCTACTTCGTTTTTGTCTACGTTCTGTGCTGTTTCTGAACTGTGTTTAAGAACAGATTTGTTTGTAATCGTATAAGCTGCAAATGGTATGTAGTTCATTTGAGCAAACCAAATTAATGCAGGTTGTACATAAGTGTTTACCAACGTTAAATAATTGCCACTTAAATTATCCGCAATTATATCTGCGCTAATTTTGTTGTATAAATCCGTACCTAACAAATTCTGAATATCTATTTGTTGGGCTACCTTAACAAACTGTATCATTTTATCTATATCAACGTTGCCATCAATAATAGAATTTTTTTTAAGGTCTGTTGTGCTTATAAATAATGCTGTTGCCATTTAGTTTCTAAATTTCATTTTGTTCCAATACTCTGCTGTATAACCTTTGTATTTCATATCCTTTGGTGCAACAGGCACTTTCTGTGCATTCGCTTCTGGTTTAAAACCTCGTTTTCTTGCCTCTGTTGTACTTATTTCAGTTCCTAAACTCTTTGCACCCTCTTTGCGTACATAAGTCTTTCTTAGCCATTTATGGCTACATCTTGCACCACCTTTGTAAAGCCATATAGAATAAGTATCACTACCACCCTTACCAAATCCTGCATTTACTACTTTGTTTTCCATAGCTTCAATATCCTCTTTTCTATATACCTTTTTAGCACTTACCATTTTAGAACAAAATTGTCTTGAAGTTGCTTTAGTTCGTGCAGGGCTATACATATAGCGTACTAAAAACTCGTTTCCTTCTTCTTTTGTTTGTTTACTTGTACCGTCTTGCTCACTCTCTCTATAAGGTTTTGCGCTTCCTGTACTTACAAACTCCCATATTTTAGATAGTAAACTTTTGTCTTTAGGTTGGTTAAGGTCTGTTATTACCTCATCTAAACCCTCTTCTTCGTCATAGTTTACCTCTCTTTCGTCTATTACCTCAAACTCTTTTAGTAGTTCTTCTTCGTCTTGTCCTAAGTCTATTAAAGCATCTGCAATATCGCTACCTAATTCGTCTGGTAATTCTTGACTAAGTTTTACACCTGTTTCTTCCTCTCGTGTTTCTTGGTCTACTACGTTTTCTAAGTCCGTAAACTCTAAAGGTTGTAACGTCTTAAAATATAGTTTTAAGCTAATATTATTATAAGCTAATATACTATCAAAGGCATCTATTAAAAGTGTCTGAAATGGTCTTATAACGGTGTTATCCATTAGAATACTTGCAGTCTTTAATTCATCAGCATTGTTCCCCAAACCGCTACTGTCTTTAATACCTAATAACATAGGACTTACAACCCTGTGTGCTACCATAATCTTTTTACCACTCTCATCACTTAAGAATTGGTATTGGTTATGAGCGTCGCTTAATTGTATTGGCTCAATAGTTGCTGCGCTTTCTGGGTTGTCATTAAAGGCGAGTATAAATTTTCCAGCATTACTACTTCCGCTAAATTTTTGATATATTCTATTTTCTAACATTTGGCGTTCCTCTGCGTTCGGTGTGCCATTGTTGAAGTTGATAAGCATACTTGGTGCAAGTCCATTAAGTATGTTATTTAAGTGATAGTTAGATATTTCTTCCTCTAACTCCGCATATTGCAACCCACCTTGATAATCAGGACTTGAATAATATTTATACCCTGCTCTGTATGGCTTTACATACACAATCTCAATAGCTTCTTTTGAGTAACCAAAAGCAGGTATTCTTGTGCAGTCCTTTACGTTCTTTACTTTAGTCCAATCATCAGAGTAGTAATACGCTTCTATTTCGCCCTTATCGTTGCATTTTTCGGCTCTTAAATTCTCTACAGGGATATGTTCTACTCGTGCCACAGTCTTGCGGTCTTTTGAGTATATAACCTGCATCGAGCATTGCCCCATAAGTTTAAGGTCATAGCACAATTTACGCACACAATCCTTGTGAAATAAAGTCATCATTTTAGCATACGCCTCTGGCTTTCTGTTGCTGTCTAAAGCACTTAAACCTTTGCCGTAAATCATTTCACTAATACCATTTATAATAGCATTGTTTGTAGGACTACCATTATAGCGGTCTATTAGATAACTAAAATAATTGTTATCAGTACCATACGCCACCCACTCCTTATTTGATTTTTCTACAATCTCTGGGCTTGTATATGTACTTAAATTAACTACTCTTAAATCGTTCATAATATAATATAATCATTATCAAAACTATCCTCTTGTACATACTCATCTTTATTAATAGAGTAGTAATCATTGTTAGTTTGGTTTATTGTTTGGTCGGTGCAAAATACTTTGTCTTTGTATATTACTGCACTTCCGTTTTTAACTTCTAATATGTAAAAATCGCCCTCTGTTAGTGTTCCAAAAACCGCATCAAAACTCATATAGTTTTTATCAGTAGTTGCAGTTGGTGTTACACTTACATTTGCGCCTGTGCTTTCACTTGTTAAATTTACAGTAATTGCACCCTCAATATATTGTCTTGGTATTATCTTAAAGGTTTTATTACCACTTGTAGTTATTAGCTTCATATTAATATATAAACAAAACTAAATTATTTTGTATTGTATGTGTATAAAAAAAGGGCTACCTAAAAAGATAACCCTTTAATTTAAAACCCTAATTTATTATGCAGTTGGGTCTATTTGTGTTGCAGAAGCATCATCAGTAATAACAGTAGATGTTACAAAATAAGGCGGTGCAGTTTCTTGTGCAACCGCTGTAATTGTATATCCTGTTAAATCCCCCATAGCTGCACCTGTTACGATAGTTCCACCATTTACATCAGCACCGTGTTCTAATCCCATAAGGAAATAGTTTCCGTTATAGTCCTCGATAGCAATGTGTGGTCTTGCGTGTGCAATTAGTTTTAGTTCTTCTTGTGTCGCTTTGTCTTGAAAGGTCAAAGTTAGGTTAAGTGTACTTTCATAAAAAGTAGTACCATTTTCACGAGAAGAATTTATAGCGGTTTCTAAAGATGAATTACCTTTAACATCAAATTGAAACCAATCAGGCGTACCTGCTAATGCAGTAATTTCCCCTGCTACAATAGTAGCATCGCCTAAAGTACCATAATCAGCAAAGTAAATAGTTTTAATACCACCTACTGCCGATTTGCAAGGTACTTTTCTTCCTGTAGTTAATGAACAAGCCATATTTTTAAAGTGTTTTTAAATAAAAAAGGGTAGGGCAAATCTCCCCACCCCTTTTCACGTTGATTAATTAATTATTATTAGTTTGCAGAGTTTGTGATACCATAAGTAACAATATCCCCTACTTGAGCATATTGTACACCACTTGTAAATCGCATTACAACTCTTACGTTTTGGCTTCCGTCAGTTTCAGCCATATCAATAACTCTTACCTCGTTAAGGTCGTTTAACAATCCTGTACCGAAGAACAAGTTTGACTTTTCAGCTGCAATAGCAGTGTTGTCAGCAAGTCCAGCAGTTGGAAATAACTTAACACCATCAAAGAACAAATCACCAAGTACTTGGTTGTTTCCTTTATTGTCATAACCGTTAGCACCAACACCTGCAGCACCAAATCCACCTAAAGCACGAACATAAGCACGATAGATGTTTTGTGCAACGTAAATATGTAAATCTTCTTTACCATAAACAGCAGAAGGGATAGCATCTACAATCAAACCAAGTTGTGCAACTACGTTTGAAGCATCTACAGTTGTTCCTGCAATTTCGTTAGCAGCAGGTAAATCAGCATCTGCAGCTAATAAAGTAGAAAACCCATCAAATTGACCTGAAGTTCCTGTATCACCTGTCCAAATGTTTCTTTCTGTACGGTCTGCTACTTTTGCAGCAACGTGAGCCAATACAAAATCAGAAAAGTTTGAAGGTAGGTTGTCAAATGCAGAATATCCCATTTGAGCAGCTTCCCAATCGCTATGCAAATCTTTTTTACAAATGTCAAGGTTTACTTGAAATTCCTCTGGTTGTAGGATTTTTTCAGTTAGTGTTAAAGTACCCTGTCCTGTTTGAAAATCACAAGTAGCGTCCTTTACGATAGCATCAGTAGACGCCTTTTTAAGTACTGACTTAAATTTTACATTAGGCATTACAGTAATACCGCCTTTGTCTAATGTGTCAGCAGATAACAAAGCAGCAGCGATATACTTGCCACTAAATTCACCTGCATAAGTTGAAGTAATTGATACACTCATTTTATTTTAGTTTTTAGTTGTTTATTAGTTTATTTATTAATTAAATTTTGCCATTACTCTATCCAATGTACTCATTCTTCTGTTTTGTGAGATATTGAATTTAGATAGGTTTTGTTTTGTTTCTGGGTTTGCCTTAATTGGCTCTGCAGCAGGTTGGTTAAGTTCCTCTTGTACTTCCTCTGGCACTTCGCTTAGTTCCACTTTTTCGTGTTTACAAAGTTCCTCTGTTACAAGGTTTCCTAATTCATCTGCGCTTAAATCTTCTTTTGGCTCTAACATTGCTTTAATTTCTTCAAGCATTGATTTAACCTCAGCAAGTTCTTCTTTAGTAGCGTAAACCTCTTTTTCTTCTTCGGCAGCTTCAACCTCTACTTCTTCGGTTTCTTCTTCTTCCGCTTCTTCGGTTTTAATCTCTGCAATTAACCCCTCTTCGGCTACTACTAAAATACGTCCGTCCTCTAATTGGTATTCACCAACAGGAACAGCTACTTTTTCATCTTCAGTAACAATAAATACTTCGTTACCCTCTTCAAACGCTTCTGCCTCTAAAACAGTTCCGTTCTCTAACGCTTGTTGCTCTAACTTAACTTCTTCAGACAAGTTTAGAACATCCTTGATTTTACTAATCATATCGTTCGTGTTCATATTAATATATAATGGTTAAAAATTAATTTTGTATTTTTAGATATTTATTATTTTTTTTGCATCAGAAGTGTTTTTTCGTATTGTTCTAATCGTATCTTCAATATCATCTACAACCTTTATAACATTAACATCAATACCTAATTCTTTTGGCTGTACTCCAAGTTCTTTTGATTTTTCTGCAATTTCGTCAGCTATTTTTTGAATTAGTTTAACATCTTCTTCAATCTGGTCTGCAAACGCTTCCGCTCTTCCAAAAGACTGGTCAAGTTTATTTCTTAATTTGCCAAAATCAGATAAATCATCAACAAATTTTTGTGCAGCTGAATTTAGGTTTTTACTACCACTTGTTAATCTTGAAGCCACTTTATTAAAATCTTGAACAACCCCTAACTCAACCTTTTGAGTAGATAATTCTTCTTTGTTAATATGCTTTAAAGCGTTTTTAAAATTTCTCATTTTGTTTTAATTTATAGTTGTTTAAATATATCTTTGTGTTCTTTGTATAAAAAATATTATATCCCAAATTAAAGCAGTACCACCTATTGCGGTTATTTTTGGTGTTACTCCATTAGCTACAAAATCAGCATCAGTATAATATTGAAATAAACTGTGAAAATTTTGTGTTGTATCGTTTCCTTTGTAATATGCCATAGACTGATTAACTCGCTCTATATCACCGCTACCCTCTAAAGAAAATTCTAAATGTGTATTATTTGAATTTGCAGCAGACGACTTAAATACAATAGTTAGCACATAAGCATCATTGGTATTAACACCTAAAAACTTATTAGTTGCAGTATCATAAAAAGTATAATCGCCACTCGTTACAGTATTACCTCCGTTGTTAGGTAGTGTAACTTTAACCCCATCAGCTAAACTTAGTTTATTTGAAGAAGTATAAACCGTATCGTCAAATCTATTCCACCCTAATTGGTTATAAGCTACTAAATCAGAAACAGTAATTTTTTTAGTTTGCCCACCATTAACAATAGCTAAAACATCATCATTTGTAACAGTTGTTACTTCTGTTAATTCGCTTATTTTTTGGTTTGCCATTATGTTATAATTTTATCGTTATTTTCTTGAAGTATTAAATCACTATTTTCTTGTGCTAAAAAGTTAGGACTTACTGTACTACCTATCCCTTGCGCCCTTAAACTACCATCACAACACTTTATAGAATAGGTGTTATCCTCACATAAACAAGCCCTACGTCCTCCTTTTGGACTTGTTCTACTTGGTGTAAAAAATCTTTTTAATCGTTTCAACCCTGTCCCCTATTTAGTTTCTTATAGTTCTTACTTGACTTTAATTGACTTGTTTTGCTTTTAGCGTGTATGCCTTTACGCTTTACTCTTTTGCGTTCTATTTTAACCGCTACCTTACGCATTATTTACACTCTAAATTTTCTAAGCTTAGTAATTGCTGTTTGTGATGATATAATATAATCCTCTACGTCAGAAAATGCTCTTTTAAAATTTTTTCCTACAGTTGTACTATCTAAATCAATTCCTATATCTTTTGCCTTTCTTTTGCCATCAGCATAAGCGTTATCTATGTCTTTTTGTAGTTTTTGCAAACTTTTCTTTGCTTGTTCCATTTTAGCAGCACCATTTAAAACTTCTTGTTCTGCATCTCTACGACCATCATTAAATATACTCTGTGCTTTTTGCTCAATGTTTTTTAATTCAGTATCTAAAGCCAATTCTACTTTTATCGGCTCTTGTTTTGCTAAATACTCATTAATTAATTTTAGTGCTTTTTCTCTGCTCATTTTATTTATTATTTAGTTTGTTTAATTTACTTTCAGCCCAACGTAATCCTGCCTTACCACCCCATAATAAATAAGAGATTGTACCACAAGCGGTTGTATCGCTTTCATCATAGTATTCCTCTGCTCTTGACAAATAGGAATACATACGTTTTATAGTTTCTACGCTAATAGGTTTACCCTGCGCTAATTGTTGCGCCCTTACCTTGCCTACTTGTGTAGCGCATTTGTTGTTTACCTTTTCGTTTAGTTCTAAACCTCTCTTTGCGTTGTTCTTTACGCCACTTGGATAATCCGAGTAGCTTTCTAACACCATCTTCTTACCACCCTTTACTCGCTTGTCGTTTTTTATGATGGCTCGTATCTCACTCAATAAATACTCCGCTTCGTATTGGTCTATTTCTTTTAATAGTTCATCACTACTAAAGTCGTTTATTTTTTCCTGTGGGCGTTCCATTTTATCAGCAAAATAACCTTCTATGCTAAACCCTTTTACCTTACCTGTCTTTACAAACTCATTCCAGATTTGCTCGTTGTTTACTTTAACACTTCCAACCCACGTTCCTAAAGGTAAATCCATTCCGTATTTTACAGATTTGTCGTGTACCTTGTCCTCTACTATCCAACTTTCTACTAAACTAAGTCCGTTTATTTCGTATTGGTGTTCTAAGGTTGAGTTATTTTGTTTACCTTGCATAAGGTACATTTGCGATGCTTTTAATACAGTATCTTTTGAGAAATATATGTAGTATTCGTCCTCGCCATTTCGTCTGTATATGGGCTTATTAGGTATTAATAACGCACCCATTAAAATACGCTTTTCTTTGTCTACCTCTGCAAGTTTAAATTCTTGTGATTTTAAAGCTATAAAATCCTCTTCTATTGCAGGGTTTTCCACTACGCTAATAGCTTCAATACCTATTTCTTGTTCTTCGTCTAAGATTAATTCTACTATTCGCATATTATTATATAACTGTTTTTATTATTTTTTGTATTTATAGGGTCGCTCCCTCAACAATATTATTTTCTAAACTTTGTGCGGTTGTAACATCATTAGCTACTACATACGCCTGTACAGGTTGTTGGGTTTGTCCTGCAACTGCATCAGCTAATTGGCTTGTTTCTGTTGCGCCTACAATATTGAATGATGGTGGTTGTGAAGTTGCGGTTGTTGTGCTTGGCGCACCACCCCCACCTTTTCCGCTACTGTCTACGCTTTTAATTGCAGCTATGTTTTTCGCTGCTATACCTGCTGCTAATGCAGCTTGAACAACAGGGTATGCAGGGAACAATACTGTTATAGGCGATTTTTGTGCGGTTGTATATGCGTTCTGAACACCTTGCACACCGCTAATAGTAGCACTTGCTATCGCCATAGCTTTTCCTATTTTACTATCCTTACCTGCTAATTGTGCGACTTGGTCAAACGTATTTTTAGCATCTGCTATTGTTTGTTCTCTACGCAATTTATTTAGGTCATCAATATTTTTATCTCTTTCAGCATTTTTTTGTCTTGACTGCTCTAAAAATTCATCTAATACTATTTGTGCATCTACCTTAGCTTGTGTTCCTGCATTTGCATTGTCTACAATAGCTTGTAATCTCGCTGCTTCCTGTTCTTGTTCTAATAAATCAACTTGTTTAAGTGCTTCTAATCGTGCAACCTCATCTTCTATTTGCTCTGCATTAAATCGTTTACGTTCAATACTTAATTTGCTGTCGCTTTCTAATTTAGCATTAATTAAATCTACTTCTTCTTTGTCTAAAGAAATAGCGTTTGTTTTTTGTTCAGACCTAAAACCCTCTATTTGTGCTAATACACCCTGTTTGTTTGCTAATGCTTCTGTTAGTGCTACTTGGTTTTCAATTGAGTTATTTTTTTCTACTTCTGCTTGTGCTGCCCTTATTTGCGCGTCAGCTTGTTGTAGCATTGCTTTTTCTTGGTCATCTAAAACCTTAGCTAAATCTTCATTAGCTTTTTTCCTTTCCTCAATACTTTTACTTTCGTCATCACGTATTTGTCTTAACTTCTCGGCTTGTATGTCGTATTTTTCTACAAGTAAACCCTGTTGTGCTGCTGCTAATTGTGCTGCATTTGCTAAGTTTACATTTTCCTTTGCGGATTTTATAGTTTCGGTTGTATAATTTTTTATTGCCTTTGTTGTTTTTTCTACAAACTCCGTACCCTTGTCAAATGTGTCATTTACGCCTGTTAATACGTCTAAACTCTCTTTTCCTGCACTTTTAACGTCATCTAAAGCACCTGCAAAATCGCCACTAAATACTTTCTTAACCGCACTTGCTAAATATCCTAAAGTGTCTAAAAAACTTTCAAACCTCTCAACAATATTAGCTTTAATACTTGCGCCTAATTGTTTTACACTCTCTAATGGGTTTTCAAAAATTGCCTTGAAAAAATCTACAACCGCTCCACCATTATCAACAACGAAATTTACAAAGTCATTAAACGCAATACTTACCGCTTCAAAAACAGTATTAAACGCATCTGCAACCTTTTGGTTTTGATTAAATACTTCTGCAAGTTTTCCAAAAGCTGCAATAACCAATCCAATACCTGCTGCCTTTATTGCTGTGCCTAAACCCTTAAATCCTTTGCTTATACCACCTACGCCTTTTTCAGCTTTGTCTGAATTTTTATCTACTTGGTTTAGTTCATAGTTTACGTCCTCAATACCTTTTACAGCATCTTTAGTATCAACGTTTAACTTAATTGTTCTTTCTTCTGCCATTTTATTTCTCGTTTAAGTGCTTTGTAACCCTCTTTTAATGTTGTAGGTAGTTTGTATTTACCCTGTGCTATGCGGATATTTTCCGTTTCGCCATTAACGTATTTTAAGCTGTCTAATATTAGTTTTATCATAACGTTGTTTCTGTTATTCCTGTATCAAATGAAAATAAATCTGTTCCACTTACATTGTATTTTGCTCTTACCGTTATATTGTATGTTCTTCCACTTTCTAAACCTTTTAAATCGGTGTAATTATAAAGAGCAGGTGCGCCTATTGATGGGATACTTCCAAAAAAACCACCATCTAAATAAATATCAAAATCTGTTTCATCGCCATTACCTCTGAAAGAAATATCTATCTTAGTTGTAGTAATAGACGTTGCTTGTAATTCTGTTGGTCTGTCTAAATACGCTACTTGTCCGTTAAGTATTTGACTTGCATACTCGTCTTTGTTGTATAACTCTAATTGTGTTTTATTTGTTAGTAGGTTTGTTTTTATACTGTTAATTCTAAAAGAAGTGTTGTTTATTATAAACCTATCGTTTAGCTTGTATTTCGTTATTAAACTCAAAGGCAAATAAGCATCTACTTTATACATTTTACCTTTTTTATTAAACACACTTTCAACGTAATCTAAATAACCTTCTTGAAATAAGTTTGTGCTTTGGCTTGGTATTTCGCCTTCCCACTCATCAGCTTCTAATCCAAAATTAAGCTGCAACCTTGTACTATAACCCCAATTAAATGAAGTTAAATTTGTAGGTCTACGATAATGAGTAGGTGTAGTTCCGTCTATTGTTAGTTCGTTATTCGTATTGGCTTGTCTTACCATACAAAACAATAATGGTGCGCCTATTGTTGGCTCAAATTTCTTATCTAAAAATGCGCCCTGTCCTATTAAGGTTTGTGCGCCTGTATCTTCATTGCTTAAACGTTCATACATCATTTTTTCAAATGGTAATTCTACTTTGTAAACGCCTCCGTCAAACTCTATTCCTGCTTCTGGGTAGCTTTCTTGTGCAAAAGGAATACCTTGTATCTCGTCTGAAAACTGTACTAAAAATGATTTTTTGCTGTTAAATTTAAACTCCATTTCCTTATATGGAAATAACCTCTCTACAGTTGAGGTGGACATATCTACATATTTAGTAATATCGTACTTATTGCCTATGTTCATATAAAAACTTGCCCTCTGTACGTTTATATCATTACCGTCCTTAAACACCACTAAATTGAACATCTTAAACAAGCCACTTAAAAAGTCCATTACTTTCATCTCTGGCATTTGTTTACTAATGATAAAATCATTTTGTACATTAGGAGTATCAACATCATATACTGCTGTCCATTGTATACCTCCAAACGGATAAATTCTTTTAGTAATTTCTAACCTTTGTGTCATCGTTATATTGCTATCCGCTTCTACTTCTAAAGTAATGTCAAAAGGATAGTTTTGATTACTACCTATAAAATCAGTTTCAACTGAAATAGTTCCACTTGAACTGCTAAAACTTTGGGTTACATAAGTGTAATTGTTAAATGAATTAATTATCCTTACAGTAAAATCTTGCGGTGTTGTAGTTGTTACGTATGCTTTTATTTTAAATCTATTAACATATGCAGGTGGTTGCCAAAACAAAGTTCTTACATCTTGCGTTACTCCACTACTTAACCCAGCATTAAACGTAAAATTGTTAGGACTGTCATCTATATTTCTAAATCTATTACTTGAAATTCTTTTACCTCCGCCTTCTTCTGCGTTTGATACAAAACCCTCGTTTTTATGAAGCCACATATATACATCACTAAAACTTGTACTATTGAAAAACCCTGTTAAATTTATTTGTGGGAATGTGTTGTTTATTGCTTCAATAATCGCTCTACACCTAATTGCAGGTTTTAAATCAACCCAACTTAATTCAGTATCTGTAATGTCATCTTTATAGCCATCAGTAGTTGTATAACGCATATTTTTACTATGGTGTATATTAGGCACAAGAATATCTGTGCTACCAAACAAGCTAATTATGTTACTGTCTGTATTAGTAAAAAGGTCTTTTATATTAAGTTCGGTATAATCAAAATTTAATGAACTTGGGTAATTAAGACCAGATAATTTTGTATCGCCTAAAACTTCTTTAAGTTCTACCGCATCGCCATAAAACACTACTTTATAAGCGTGTGCCTTATTGTCCTTTAATGATACGCTTTTAAATTGTATCTTGCCTTTTTGATAATCTATTCCGTTTAGCTTTATTATAGCATCTTGCCTGTATCTTGCATCAAAGGTGTTTTCTATATTAAAGTTTTCGTAATGTCTAAAAAGTTTGTTGTTTAGTTTAGATGCAGGAAGATTAAATTGTTGGCTAAATGGTGTAAATACTTTTTTAATGTCCTTTACGTTTAGTAAACTATCAGTAATAACTACGCTTTCATCTTCAAACAAATCTGCTCTGAAATAGTCGCTTTCAATTCTATATATATCATAGTTAGGGCTTACAAAAATATCATCAGACAAACTAAGTTGTGTGTCGCTATCAATAGCGGTTATTTTTGCTACCTCGTTTGTTCTTAAATTTGTAACAATATCGTTTACCTCAACAGTTTGAGTAAATTCCGCTTGACTGTCTATTAATTTATTTGTAGCAAAACTCTTAGAAGAGCCATTAATTCGTTTATAACCTTTTATGTAAAGTTCTATTATCTGCATTAACGTATGTTGTTTATCGTGTCAAACGCAAAATCTATTTCTATTGTGTAGTTTATTAGCTTGTCGTTTAAGTGTGTTTTATAATTCAAACTGCTACTTGCTACGTTTATAGGAAGTGTTTTGTTTTCTATCTCTATCCAACAATCTTCACTTAATTGCATTTGCTTAAATACCTCATTGTAAACCTCTGGATAAAATCCTGTGTTTAACGTTAGTTTTTCTGTACCGTTCTTAGTTAATATTTTCTGTTGGTGTCTACTCGTATCATAAGCACCATTAACAATAATATTACGCTTAAAATCTTCCTTTTTAGTTGTTAGTACCTCGTTTGTTCTTTTGAAAAACCACAAGTCCTGTAATGCGCCAAACTTATTTACAAACGTTACTTTATAAGGTTGGTATTTGCACTCTTCAATATTGTCTACAGTTAGTTTAATAACGCCATCAGTAGTGTCTATGTATATCGTATCAAAGTCAAACAATGTAAAGTCATCTACAAACTCTTGCAAACAAACACTATTTTCAAATGTACCGCCATCTTGTATTACTCTGTTTTCGTATTCGTCTGCGCCATTAATACCATTTGTAACGTATTCTATTTGCTCATCGCTTTCTGTGCTACTTGTAACCGCTTTTGTGTATACTTGCTGTCCGTTTAATTCGTAAGTTACTTGTGTTGTCTTTGTAGTATCAACAGGAATTGTTGCAGGTGCATCGTCTAACTTTAATATCTTAGTATTTGACTGTAATAATCCACTATCGTTCTGTGGGTTTGCTTCGTCTTCATAATATCCGTACCCATCAAAACCTGTTAATTGTGTGTAGCTTGTGAAACTTCCTGCGCTACCTTGTATATAGTTCTTAGTTCTGTAATCCACCCATACATTTGCGCTTGAATAATCGCCATCAAAAGTTTGTAGTATATAATCTCTTACTATCTCGCCTATTTCAAACGTTACATTTTCGCTTACAGCAAACGATGATAATTGAAACAAATTGCTTCTGTCGGTTGTTTGCGTTCCTGTGTATACATATAGTTCCATATCTACCTGTGTTAAATTTGTAGCACTTATATTTATGTAGTATGGGCTTCTTGCGTTTATTTTCATTTCTTTATGTTCAGTTGTATTTGTTTCTCTAATCCTATTGAGTATGCTTGTACTAATTCATCTGGCAAACGCTTAAAAGCTGCTTCAAATGGCTTAGTAAAAAATAGACTTGGTTTAATTCCTTTTTTATACACCGCTCTTGCTATTAAGTATTGTAAACTTTGTCTACTTAAAAACTTACCGCCTTTGCCTCTCGGTGCTATACCCTTTCTAACTATCCATTTATCAAACGCTTTTCTTGGTGGCATTTTAGTTGTATAGGAATAAGGTGTATTGTATTTCTTTTCCGTTCCGCTTACCCCTCTGTCTTGGTATGTTCCATAATCAGCCATTTTAAACGCCATAGACGTTGTATCGCCTTTTTGTGATATATCGTACCCCAAACTATTATAAAGTTCCTTAGAAGCGTTCTTTTTGCCCTTAGTTAAGTTGCTTCGGCTTTGTTGTATAACATACTTAGCAAACTTATTTAGTTCGTCTCTTAAATATTTATCTGCTAACATATATCAATATCGTTCTTAACAAACACATTAAACGTTGCACTCCAACCTGCTAAACGATTATCAAACCTCTCGTAAAATGGCTCTAATGTTGCATCGCCATCTAATTGGTATTGATCTGTATATAGTGTGCCTTTTCTAAGCACCATTACTAATTTGTTTAATACAGCTAATTGTGTATTTAGTATATCTTGCTCGTTGTTGTTTCCTCTAAATATATCCGTTGTAGCTTCTTTACTCTCGTCTACTATATCCATAGCCAAAATACTAATGTTAAACGTTAGTACCTGTTCCTGTGTTGTAACGTTGTTTATGATAATATGACTAAGTGGGAATATACTTTGCTTAGCTAAATCTATGTCGTATATGTCGCCTGTTGTAACGGTGTTTACATTTACATCGCCAAGTAGTTGGTCTTTTATAGTTTCTGTTAGTAGGTAAAATCCCCTTATTCCTGTTTGGCTCATTTGAATTTACTTTTTATTTGTCTTGCCTCTAATTCGTTTTTTTCTTTAGTGTACGTTAGAAATGTTAAACACTCGTGTACACCTAATTTAGTGATATGTTCAAATTTTGTAATATCTCCGTTAGATAGTCCATAGATGCTGTTGTACCACCCCCATTTGGAAGTGAAGTTAGATACTCCGCTAAGGTCTGTTCGTTCTTCTTGTCCAAACAATTCAGCATAGCTATCGATAAGTCCTTGCCTAAATTGTAAAAAAAAACAACCGCACCTAAGACCGCATCTAAAGGCATATCTTTTGCTATTTCGCTTGTGTTAGGGTCGTACTCTTTAATCGTGTATCTATTACCCTGTCTGTGTTCTATTGGTCTGTATAATACATTTACTGCTCTGTGCAAATTATCGTTATCGCCAATAAAGGTATCTAAGTCCACATACTCGCCAAAACTCATATCCTCAAGCGATGGTATAAAACCATACTCAACACCGTTTAATTTAAACATTGATATTAGTTGGTGCTTAGTGTCGAACATACCACTAATGATACTACATATCTCTACTATGTCTGTGGCTTTCATATTACGCACTACTATTGGTGGCACGTTACAAAATATCTCAACAGTCTTTAGTTGTAGGTCTGTTTCGCTTAGTCCCTCTAACTTTGCATATTCTTGATATTGCCCTAAGGTTATTTCGTTTAGGGTTGTCGGTATTCTTAAATTTACATTCATATTAATATATAAACGTTTTTAAATAATTTTAGTGAACAATATACTTACCTCTATTAGGGTTTTGTAATTGATAACCTACTGCGTACCTAACCGCATCTATTAAGTGGTTATATTTGTCTATTGGTGTGTTTGATTTGCGTTCCAACCAACGATAGTTATTTAGTTCTTTGATGAGGTTTGTACTGTCTGGACTTACTACTAAATCATAGTCTTGTAGTAAACTAATTCCGTACGTTACACTACCTTGACCTTTAATTGATGGTTTTACGTTGCACCCCTTAGCTTTTATTTCGCTTATTAAACGTGGCTCTGCGCTATCGCCTATTATTAAACCCTCCCTTGCGTGTTTTAAGTTAAGTTCAGCTATTTGTGAAGTTGTTAATCTTGGAAGGTATACGCATTCCCTAAGGTATATTGTTTTTGTGCTTGTGTCTATGTTTGTTTCTATTAGTGTTGTTGGGTCTGCTGCAAATCCGTAATCCTGTCCCCATACCGATACACCCTTTCGTTTAAACTCGCCTATTGTCCAATTATTAAATATAACCCCCTCTGCTTTGTTTAACCACGCACCTAACATTTGTTGTTTGTACTTCTCTGGTCTACGTTCTCGCATTTGTTCTATTTGCTCAATGTAGCTTTTTGAGAGGTTGTCTATGTTGTCTAAGTATGTGGTGTGTATATAGGTTGTGTTGCCTTTGGTTATATTACTTCCTTCCTGCACCCCTCTATCTTCAAAGAAACGTTTGTATATAAAATGCTCTTTTGTAGTTGGGTTTAGTATTAGGATAACTCTGTTTTGTTTGCCTTGTTGTCTTACCGATAAGTCAATAGTGTCAAACTTTTGCTCGTCTGTTAGTTCCTCTGCTTCATCAACCACCCACGTTGTAATACCTTGTAATGATTTTAGGTTTGCGGTTTGGTCGCCACTTGAAGTTTTTATACCTCTGAATATTATTTTACTTCCTGTCTGTTTGTTTATTATCTCGTCCTTAGTTATGTGGAAGTGTTGTGTAAACCCAAACAATTCTAACTTATCTATAAATTCTGGTATGATGGATATGTATGCAGAGGTAAGTGTGTATCGTGTAAATAGTATTGTGTGTCCTGCTTCGTATGTTAGCATTACCAATAGTGCGTTTACTGAAAATGACTTACCAGAGCCACGTCCACCGCTTACAATATAATACCTACTACGTTCACTAACAATAGTCTTGTATTTGTTATGTACGTTAATCAATCGTTAGTCTACGAATTTAATTAAATCTCTGAAATTGATGTTTAAGCCCTCTGAACTGTTTATGTCTACACTTTCTTTAGGTTTACCATAACGATAGCTTAAATATAGTTGTAAAGCCCTCATATCACCTTTAGATACCAACTCGCCTAACTTTGCCAATGCTTCGTCTTTGTCTATTATAGCATCTAACCGCTCTATTAGTTTATGCTCGGCAGCTTTGCTTGGTCTACCACCTTTATTGCCTTTAGTACCTTTATTAAATCTTCTTTTATCCATAATCAGTATTTAATTAGTTTACTGAACTTACTAATATATAAACAAACTATTATTTTTTTAGAACAACCTTTGTTGTGCTTTGTGTTGCTCTATTCTTTTCATTGCTGCATCGTAATACTCTTTATCCAATTCACAAGCTGTTAAATCATATCCTAAATTATGACAAGCAATGGCTATTGACCCACTTCCTAAATGTGTATCTAATATCTTATCCCCCTTTTTTGCGTAATTCATTAAAAGCCATTCATATAAAGCGGTTGGTTTTTGTGTTGGGTGTATTCTGTTTCTATTTTTAGCAGCATTATAATCATATTTTTTTGCACTTGTTTTAAAGCTACTCCAAGCTAATTCATATTGAGCAAACGTTACATCTTCGCTAAAACCTTTATCCCATAATAACCAACAAGGACTTGGGTATAAATAATCTGTCATATAATTACCTCCCCATATTATTTGATTTTTACTAACTCTAAACAATTCCTTGAAATAACTTTCACTTGGTATTGATTTGTCTTTACCTGCAAATTTATGATAATCGCTTTTTTTGTCCCCTTTACGTCTACCCATATTTACATTAATATCAATCCCATACGGAGGGTCTACAATAGCAAGGTCAAAGTAATTATCCTCATATCTTGCCATCAGTTCCATATTGTCTTCGTTTGTTATCAGCATAGTACAGGGTTTTTAACAGGTCTGTTTAATGTAGCGCCTTTAACTTCTTTTATTTTCTTTTGTGGTTTAGTGGCTTCTATTAGTTTGTTGTATACCTTTAATCTTGTGTTTATAAAGTTTTCTATTGTTTGTTCGTTCCATTTGCTAATCGTATCTAAGACGTTGTCTAATAGTCTTTCTTTTTCTTCGCTTATCACGTCCTCTGACCTAATTATATTTAGCTTATTGTCTTTTATTACTTGGTTGTATATTTTCTTATCGTGTTTCTTAACTATATCAAAATCTTTGTAGTGGTATAACGCTGCATCGTGTTTTAGTCCTACTTCTTGACCTAATGCTTGAAACGTATATCCTAACTCTCTTGCTAATCTACAATACACCTTTCTTGCGTATGAGTACTCACGTTGTCTATTGCGTTCCGATATATCAAATTTATAGTATTTGTTTAGTTCTTCTTTAAGTTGTTGTAGTGTCATTATTCTATCTTTGTAAATTCTGCGGTTTGTGTTTCGTTTATCTCTTCTTTGTTTTCAAAATACCTATCTACTAAAGCGTCAATCATTATAAGTTCGTCAATAGTAGCTGTTTTTATTTTGTGTATTAAGCCATCTATTTTGTTGAGGACGTTTATACACATTTCTGGGTTGTTATGGTATACTGTGTTAAAACCCTCTTGATACACTTCTTCTAATAGTTTGTTAGTCTTACCTACTTGGTATTTTATGTTTTGCCTAAACGCCTTACTTCCTTTTAGTTCATCGTTTGCTTCCAAAAGTAATTGTGCTATTAATACACTCTTTAAGTAATTTAAGTGTTTGTCGCTTATTACTTGTTCTTCTCTATCCATTTTTCCTGTTCGTTTCTTATGTATTCAATTTCTCGTCTTAAATAATCAGCAGCTTTTTCTAAGTCTTTTAATTCACTTTCTTTTTTACCTGCTCTACAAATGTATTTAATTATGTTACCCCTGTTGAAGTTTAGGTTGTAGTCTTTTATAAAGTCTATAACATCATAGCCCTTACCATTCTCATAATGTAAGTATG